TGAAAGCGTTTGCGGTCTACATGCTTCACATCACCAACACTTAAAGCGTATGGATCTACTTCATCCCAATTAGGGCTAGGGATAAGCATATCACCATATGCTACAACTTCATTCTTGCACTTGTTGAAAAGCTCCATAAGGTGAGCGTTTTCGTTAAAGATCGCTAGGGCTTTCTCGTATTCTGACTTGGTACAAAAAAAGCGTTTGTCGTTTTCTTCCTCAGCGTCTTTGATTGCCTCTTTCCATTTCTTTGTAGCTCTTGTACTGGAGTCAATCACTACCATCTCACTATCTACAGTCTCAGGCGTCAAAAATAGATAGTGTAATATAGTACCTAGTCGCATCGACACACTAGGCGTAAACTCTTTACCTGTACGCTTTTCAAAGTAATACGTATCAGGTGAGGTTTTAAGCTTCTTAAGCATGCTTGCGCTTATGTGATCTGGATGCCAATTACTATCGTTAAAGTAATCAGCATCTAGCATATTCTCTATCATTTTAATCATGTGTTTGAACCTCCCCACAATAAGTCACGCCGTCAGCTTCAAAACATGGCGTGCAAATATTCGGGTTAAAGTCTATGCACTCATTCATAGAGTCGCTACAGTTTTCTATCTCACCACCTGAAAGGCTGCAATACATCATTAACACACTTACAATTTTCATTTTTCACCCACTAATAAAATTAAATATATTCGATACGCTCTGGCAAACTACCCTTGATCGGTGCTAGTGCCACAAGCATGTCTATTATTTTGCCTCTGGAAAGTCCACTTACTTCTTTAATTGCTTCTAACTTTTCTCTAGTGCTTTGCTCTATGCGTAGCGTAGTTTGAAGCTTTTCATATTCATAAGTAGGTTTAACAACTTCCAGATAATCACGTTTTGAAAAGTTCACATCTTTGATATTCATAACATCCCCTTAAAGTTCTAAAGTGTGTCCACAGTCCACACATTCGTAGTAATTGCCTTGCATGAATCGACCATCTTTTAACTTGCCTAGGCCGATCTTCTTTAACTCTATATGACTACAGCGATCTACGTTCTTTGATCTGATAAACATCTCAGGCCGTTTCTGCTGCTGTATTCTAATTTTTGAAAACTCCCCATCAAGTCTTTCTTCTATCAATCTAGGAAAGGCTATCTTAGGTGCTTGCTCGGTGCGGTCAAAAATATCTGCATATCTTTTGCGGCTGCTTTCTGTATAGCGTTTGCTTTTATGATTTCCGCAAATAGCAAAGTATTGATAGATAGTTTTTTTCTTACCACTTCTAACATCAGTACAGAAAAGCATTACCGTAGTTTGTTCGTGAGTGCCTTTGTCTGTTTTCATCATCTTCACATAGTCAACGTGGTAAAGCTTCTTACCATCCTTAAAGCGCATCTCTATTTCTTTTAAAAACCTTGCTTCCCTGTCCCCGTTGTCTCTACAGTGTGGGCAAGTAGTTTCACCCTCTGGGATTGTTTCCCAACACTCAAAGCAATCACGTTCATAGGTAGGCTTAACAAGTTCAAAATCATCTGACTTCTTACGCTTCTTTTTATCTGGGATAATCGGGTTATAGATATCCCCAAATCGTTCATGATTACCTGCAAGATCTAGAATCAAGCAATCTTTTTTATCATCATGAAGCCTTAAGCCTCTGCCGATCATCTGCACAAACAATTGAGCCGATAGAGTAGGCCTTAATAAAAGTATGCAATCGACAATCGGAGCGTCAAATCCAGTAGTAAGCATATTAATATTAATAATAAGAGAGTAACGCGCCTCTTTGATATCACTGAGTATTCTTTCTTTTTCATCTCGGTTTTTCCCTGTCTTACTATGGATAAGAACGGCACTAATGCCCCTGCTAGTTGCCTCTTTATAAAGTGCTTCCCCATGTTCGATAGAGCAAGCAAAGGCAATTGTAACTTTTCTGCCCTTAGCCTGGCTTTCCCAAATATCCAAAGAATCATTAACTACCTGAAGATTTTCACCCATCATTAGCTTAGAGATATCTTTTTTTACGAAGTCGCCTCCAGATCTTTTAATGCCCTTAGTATCAACTTCAATACCATCAAACACGTCAGGATAAGAAGGCTTAGAAAGAAAGCCTTGCTCAATGAGCTGCTTAGCCCCAATTTCATAGCTAACATGTGAAAATAAACATCTATCGTCATCACCGTAAATAAAGCCGTTGTCAAGGCGATAAGGAGTAGCAGTAAAGCCGACAACAGGTACGCCAGGTTGGCCATCCAAGATCTTATTGTATTCCCCATCTCTTTTATGAAAGGAAACGCTATGTACTTCGTCAATAATAATAAGTTGAAAATCGCCACATATACCCGCATTTTTACCGAGTGACTGACGGCTTGCAAATATGACTTGATTGTCCGTGTCTTTGTTACCAAGCCCTGCACAATAGATGCCAACATCTTCATTGCCTGTGTATCCTTTGAAAGTTTTAGAGTTTTGCGCTACTAGCCTCTGATCATGCACTACAAACAAAACTCTTTTGTATTCCCCAGAAGGCCACTTATCTAGCCATCTTTTAGCAAGCTCAGCCATCATTACTGATTTACCTGCGCCCGTAGCTGCAACAATTAAAGCTTTTTTCCTGTCGCATGTAGATAGCTCAGATATAGGTTCATTAAGTGAATCCATAGCTGAACTTACTGCATCTTCTTGATAGTCTCTAAGTTTCATAGCGTCCCCAGGTTAAAGCGAAGGGCGACGAAGTCGCCCATAGCGGTTAGAAAGGTATAGAATCCGTGCTAGGTGTAAAAGATTGCGGTGCTGCTTGTGGTGCTTGGCTTGGAATACCACCCATAGCGCCTGTAGCTGCTTGAGCTTTCTTAGCTGCTAGAAATTCAGGGTTGAAATCTACAGCTAATGCTCTAGCGTTCTTACATTCGTTTCTGAACTCACCTTTAGAGTCTTTAGTCTTGATCAATTTAGCTACAAACTTACCACCGATAAGATCAGCAGGCGTTTGAAGTTGTAGTTTTCCAGTTGCTTCGCAAACATTTGCTAGTAAAGTTCTAGCCATGCTACGAGCTGTTTCGTTGTGGTTATTAATGTTTAGGTTTAAGAAAACATTAACACTTGCGCCATCCTCTAATCACTTGAAACCTTTTACTCTTAGGCTTAAGTATTCTGCGCCTGCTTGTGAAGTTCTCATTTCAGCGTTTTCGATTACTGCTGGGTACTCCCCATTCTCAAATACTCTGAAACCTAGTTCGACTTTTTCTTCTGCTGCTGCGTTGAAAAACATATTAATTACCTCTTTGTGCTTGGCATGTGCCGTTAAATGATTTTACGTATTCTCTGCAAATTTCTAAACTTGTAAACTTGCCTAGATATTGACCTGCTGGATTATAAGCAATCCACCAGATTATTAAAAACTTTTTCATTACTCGAACCCTTTAGGATAGACAGACTGTAGAAGTTTCTTAAAGTTCTCCCCACCTTCATCTATTGGCATAACGTCAGGCCATCCAAATCTATTCTTTGCTAGATATTTAGTGTTAGGTGTTGCCATTACGCATCTTGTGCCGTCCGTTAGCATCTCAAGCTTGCCGTTTTTATGTTTCTTTTCAACTTTGTTTAAAGTCATATATAAAACAGCATCACTAAGAGAGTGAACCATATCGTTTACACGCTTATCTAGGTTAGTAGATATTGATTCGTAGCTGTCTGAAGCTGTCGGGTCACCAATTCTTTGAATCTTTTCATGTGCTACTAGTACAACATTTTTACCGAAGTTTTCTTTAAGAGCCTTACAAGCCTTAATAAACTCCCCAATAAGTTGCTTAAGTTCTTCATAGCCTTGGCCAAAGCCACCATCGGCTAAAGTTTTCCAACCGTTTTCGTCGCAAATTTGCTTAATGCCTAGGGCTTCCAGTGCATCTAGCGTGTCAATCACTACAGTTGTAAAATTACTTTCTGCAATTAATCTGAAAGCCTCGAACACCTCTTTATAATTCTTAACTTTGCTAGTCTTTGCTACCTCTAGTTGAGAAATAGAACCTTCGATATCTATGTAAACCGAGTTACATAGCTTAGCTAGTGAGCTTTTACCTATCCCAGCCTTACCGTAAACAGTGATAATAGCTGGTTCGTATGTCTTAGCTGCTGCAAGAATTTCCATTAAAAAATCTCCTTAATCGTTTTGATAAGACTACTATCTCTTAATTTATTTTTTATGTCAACATTTATTTAAAAAAATATTTGACTTTATTTTGATTGACTGTCTATTATTATATGTATAGAGTTTTTGAACTCACAAAACAAACATAGTAAAGGGATAACACTATGGATATACTAGGTATATTGACGCACGTTGAAAATTGCATAGGTAAAGAGAATTTTAAGACCTTTCCTTGTGTGAAGAACGGCAAAGCACCAATGACTAAGGATGGTTATAAGGCTGCTAAATATCATACTCCCCAAGAATTAAATCAGTTACACGACCAAGGCTATAATATTGGCTGGGCTGTACCTGAAGGCTTTTGCGTAGTTGATATTGATGAAGGTGAAAGGATTAGAAAAGATGGCACTATTGACATCAAGACAGGCTTTGATAGTTGGGATAGTCTTTTATCTGAATGTAATACCTATGACCCTGCTACTTTTGTGGTCAGTACACCAAGCGGCGGTGAACATTTATATTTCCGTTGTGAAGAAAAACTCAGAAAAATAGCGGATGATATAGACCTTAGACAGCAAGGTAACGGCTATGTATTACTCCCCACATCTAGTATTAATGGCGTTACTTACAAAATAAAAGACCCAAACAAAGTTTTAACCTTGCCTGAGTCTCTAATAAGTGCCATTGGCACTGTAGCTGAGGATACTAGTGGGATAACAACTCCCCAGCCTCTTGGC